CAGTAGTTGCCATATTGGTTTCCTTTCCATAAGTTCTTGTAAATGTGCCTCGTCTTTAACATCTTTGTATATAGACACATTTAAAAAATCTAGTTTAAAGTAACCTCTGTCTTCTGCTGTCTTGTGTTCGATTGTAGATATATTATCTACAGGATTGTGTGGTATTTCTGTAGCATACACCCCAGTGTTATGTTTCTTACCGCTATCTAGTTTTGCTACACGGTGTTGTATCTTGTCTAATATAATACTTCTATCAGCAAAATCTATATCAATATCTGGCATTATAAATTGCTCTCCTTTGCTACTTCTTTTACAAGAGCAACATCTGACGGCTGTCTTTGAAACCGTACAGCCCAATGTTTGGGATCAGTAATACTATATATCATTCCTAATTGTTCATCGTTAAACTTACCTAGCATTTCTTTTCCGCTATTACAGTTTAGCACTAGCCAAGGACTTATCTTTCCGTCCTTTATGTGCCACACCGCTCTATTTAAACTTACATAGTTAAAATAATGATTCCATACACTATTGTTTTCTTCAGCCCATTCCATCATAGTCATTACACTACGTTCTAGTGCTGTTTCAACACCTTCTTTACGTATTAGGTTAATTGCATATTTTTCATACATGTCTTCACGACACCAGTGGTCAAGTTTAACTCCACTAGTTACTACATAGTCAATATACTTTTCAGGATACAATGGCTTTACATTATTAATAAAACTTCCAAACTTTACAAATGCATTGTAGTAAGAACTTTTACAAAACTCTTTATATGTTTTATCTTTTCTTGCACCTGCACTTAATTTATAAAACTGATTGAATGCATAAAACCCTAACTGTACACGTTTTTCTTTTTGTTGTAAGTGTCTGCGTTTCTGCTCACACATATGGACCAGTAATGTTTTTTCACGGGAATATCCTGTGCCACAGTACTCACATACAAACGGTTTAGGTTTAGAGTTTTGTTGCAATGTCATGTTCTTCCGCGAGTTGTTTAAGTTCTTTTGTTGTAGATATTCTAGCAAGTAATTCAACCTCGTCTGTCTTCATGTTAGGGTACACTTGTTCAAGTAGTTTGATTGCATGATTGTTATTGCCACCTTTCTTCTTGAAACCAATGTATGGGTGAAATTGTATGTCGCCCCAGTTACCACTAGTACACAATAGTTGCCACATTAGTAGTGGATGTCCTTTTTCTTTACCAACACCTATTGTATTAAAATGTTTGTTGTAGTGTTCGTTAACTTTGAATATAGCCATCTCTTGTTTATCACGGCTTCCTCTAACAGCACTAACGTATCTGTTTAACAACCAAAAACTTACAGACTTTTGTTGTTCGGGAGATAGTTCTTTCCAAACGCCTTTGCCGTTTAGATCAATAGATGCTAATACATCTTTTATTGGGAATTTATCTTGTGCCATAAGTCTACATCCTCAGGTGCGTTTATTTCTACTCCATTATATTGTACACTCAAACAACCTATTTGCCAACCGTTTTTGAGCCACCGCAACTGTTCTAGTTGCTCAATATTTTCTTCTTGTGTTACTTCAAGTGTTGAATATTTTTCTAATGCATCTCTTCTATATCCGTATATGCCTAAATGCCAATCGCCATAGCCAGTCATGCCTCTGCCAAACCACAGAGCTCGATCTCCTGAACGTACCATCTTAACTGTATTAGGGTCATCTTGTTTTTCTTTAGGCATCTCTGTAAACGCTGTTGTTACAGAGTGATGTTTTAGATGCCAACTTACTTGTTGTATCATAGCAACGTCAACATCAGGCATGTCACCTTGTACATTAATAAACTCAGTGTACTCTGATAACAACGGACAATGTTTTACAGCACCTGCACATCGTTCTGTACCGTTAGCATATTCATCTACTTCGTCAACCCACGAATGTCTAGTAGGGATTACTTCTGCAATACGCATATCATCAGTAAGCACGTATGTTGGTATCTTAGACGCAATACAAGCGTCATACACACGTTTTATCATGGGAACACCATCTAACATACACAATGGCTTTCCAGGGTAACGTGTGCTGTTATATCTAGCTGGTATAAGAATAGCTGACGATGTCACGTACCACTCCTTCAAAGTCTTCTAGTCGTAACATATTAGGTCCGTCACTAGGTGCTACATCAGGGTCAGCATGGACTTCCATAAAGAAGGAGTCGATCCCAAGAGCAGACCCAGCACGAACGAGCCCAGGGACATAATCACGATTACCGCCACTAGAGTCACCCTGTCCTCCCGGCTTCTGTACTGCGTGAGTGCCATCCAACACGATAGGCACATCATAATTATCAAGCATATACTGTAGACCAGTGAAATCCACGACAAGAGTATTATATCCAAAACTAGTTCCTCGTTCAGTTATCCAAACTTCTTTTGCACCTTTAGTTTTACTTAGTACACCTTTCATATCCCAAGGTGCTAAGAACTGACCTTTTTTTATATTTACTATTTTACCTGTTTTACATGCAGCTTTTATTAAGTCTGTTTGTCTGCAAAGGAATGCAGGTATCTGTATAACATCAACAGCGTCATCATAATATGCGCCAATTTTTAATATTTCATTTTGATTGTGTACATCAGTTAGTGTCTTGACATTCAACTCTTGTTTTAAAAATCTAAAGTCTTCCATTGTGGCAGCCAAACCTTGGCCACGTATACCAGATGCACTTGTGCGATTTGCTTTGTCATAACTTGCTTTGAAATAATATTCAATACCAAGTTTATCGCATACACGTTTACATTCTACAGCAATTCTTAAACTTTGCTCTAGTGACTCGTGCTGACATGGTCCTGCTATAATTCTCACTTGTTACACTCCTTGCAATTACAATCACGTATAAAGAAATGTACAAGTGCCATTGTAAACCACATCCATGTCATTTCTCCTAAGCCTAGTAATGTATTGCTATGAACTCCGTGATGCGTTGTCATTGCAGCTCCTGCACCCATTGAGTCTGGTAACATATCCTGCATAAAGAAGTATGTTCCTAATGCTAGGAAAATTACTCCTGCTATCCTATGTCTCATCGTCTCTCCTTTGTTTATAATATTCATGTGAGCAATATGCATCACAAAATACATGTTGATGATCTGGGGTATGATACTTTATTTCAAATACCCTTTCACCACACGTACTACATTTATTCATTGCCAGTCCAATGTCTACGACCCTGAGCTCGGTTTATTAGATCACTAAACCTATCGGCTATTTCTCGTAGCTCTTTATTATTTTGTTCTCTTGCTAAGTCGTGTAACTTAGTTAACATTAAACTGTCATCTACCCATTGTTCGTCACTCATGATTTCTCCCATCCTATTTGTTCCCAAGGAACATCTTTATTTCCAAAATGTCCGTATACGCAATTAGCACTATACTCATGGAAGTTAAACAGATCAAATCTATCAATTATTCCTTTAGGTGTTAGATCAATTTCGTTACGAATAAACTTTTCAATACTTCGATTATGTCCGTTGCTATCAATATAGATGCTAGTAGGTTCTTTAACACCAATTGCATATGATAGTTGTATCTGACACCAATCTGCCATGTCATCTGCTACTACATTTTTGGCGAGCCATCTGGCCATGTAGGCTGCACTTCTGTCGACTTTTGTTGGGTCTTTGCCACTAAACGCACCGCCACCATGAGGAGCAAAACCCCCATAAGTATCAACAATAATTTTTCGCCCAGTAACACCAGCATCACCGTCAGGACCCCCAATAACGAAATTTCCAGTAGGGTTAAGATGCCATGTAGTTTTTTCATCGATTAAGTCTCCTAATACAGCAACTGCTGACTGTTGTGCTAGTGCCGAAGCTATCTCGTTTTTGCCTTCGGCGTGTTGTGTGCTGATAACAATTTGATCAACACGTTTTGGTTTGTGTCCTTGATACTCTATACTTACTTGTGACTTTGCATCTGGTCCTAAAAAGTCTACAGTTTTTCTAACAGTATTTAATGATTCTAAAATATTGTGTGCATAATATATTGGAGCAGGCATGTATGCTTCATTATCGTTGCAAGCATATCCAAACATAAGTCCTTGGTCGCCTGCGCCAAAGTCGTCTGTACCTAATGCAATGTCCGAACTTTGATTATGTATTTCATTATAAATTTTTAAGTTCTCCCAATGAAAGCCATCTTGTTCGTAACCAATTTCTTTAACTTTGTTTCGGACAATTTCTTTTACTTCGTCTTTGCTTACATTAAAGTTCTTTACTTCTCCGGCTAACGTTACCATGTTAGTAGTTACTAGTGTTTCTACAGCAACACGAGTAGTTTCGTCACCTGCTTTTAGACCAGCGTCAACAAGTGCATCACTAATTTGATCAGCTACCTTATCTGGGTGTCCGTTGCTTACGCTTTCGCTTGTAAAAATATAATTGTTCATATTAACCCCTTACTCAGTTATGTTGAGTTTCTTTAACAGTATAGTATGTTGTTACTAGTTGATCTAATAACTTTTTTAAAGTTGGATAAACTTCTGATAGTTCGCACAATTCTTGCCATTCAGCATAACTTAATAAATCGCCTTGTGCTCTAGCAACCCCTGCTGGGTCACCACCTATAATCCAACGTGGTAATTTATTATGAGGTGCGTCTCTATATCTTGCATATACAACTCCGTCGGTGCGTTCGTATATTAGTGCGGCACCTGGTACCATTTTATTTTTCGATTGCGACATCTAGTTTACCTTTTTTATTAACATTATTATAAACCACAATTCCGTCTATGCTGTGCTGTATCATTTCAGTCCACCAGTCTTGGTCTTCAATTATTAAATGAGCGTTGCGACCGTCTGATAATCTTTTACGAGCTGGTAGGGTATCTATACGCAACCATATGTACTTGTTAGCAAGTGTATCTATATGATGTAATACTTGCCCAATAAATTCAGGCTCAATGTGTTCTAATACATCGTTGCTGAATACACAGTCTACTTCAGTTGCACCATTTGCATAATAAACTACAGCAGGATCATATCCTGCAAAGCCTGTGTCTGGATACTGTTCTTTTAATTTACCAAGTATAGTACCTTTACCACAGCCATAGTCGAGTACACTAGAAGGATTCCATTTGTCCATGTAAGTATGAAATTCACCTAAGTCTTTCATCTTGCCGCCAAACCCTTTGAGTCGTGTTTTGTCAGCATGTATTATACGAAGCTCTTCTATGTACTTTTTACTGTACATTACTTAACTGGACTTCCTACTGTACGTCTAACAATATCATCGTGATTAAACTCTGCCCAGTATAGTTCAAATGCTACACCATCTTCTATTCCTTCAAACTGATGTACTTTGCCTGGCTTTACTTGCATAAAGTCTCCTGGATTTAAAATAGTTTCGTCAACTAATCCTTCTTGATCGTCTTGCCAAACACGTACTAACATCTTGCCTGACTCAACAAAGAAGCCGTTCCATTTAAATTTGTGTTCGTGTTCTGAACATTTAAATCCGCCTTTATATTCAATACGATGAAACTCTAGTACACCGTTTGCGTGAATCAGTTCTGTTTGACCCCATATTTTTCCTGCTTTTAAAGTCATGTGTTTCTCCTTATAATAACTGACCAAAGTCTATAACTTCACTTTGTCTGCTTATCTCTTTAATAAAAAATGCACACAAAGGATTGTCGCCTTCTGTAATAGGTATTGAAAGTAACTGTCCGTTCTTTACTTTTGGAAAATACCATTTTACATCTGAGTAAAAGTTAGTAATCTTTACAGTGCCAAAGTCAACTTTAAAACTTGTTAACGGATTAAAGAGGAATGCTTCAAATCCTCTATCATTAATACTTGTTAGTGGTAGTACTTCTAAGTCAGATCCACTTTCACTATCACCTACTGCAATGCTCCAATCAACTGGCATCATTATTTCTTTTCCATTAATTTCCATTACCATTGCTGGCGCACTAAATGATTCTAAAAAGATCATTGGTACAAAAAAGAAATCTGTTTCTTTTGGGTCACTGTTATCTAATACAGCAAATCGTATTTCATCTTCAATCTGTTCTGGCATATCGTTTAGTTCAAACGATTTATTTTCTAGCGTTAATATTCTCATATGTTAGTTCCATTCTACTTTTTCTATAGTGAAAGGATATTGTGCTTCCTTATAGAATTTTTTTCGTTGTGTTAAATGTCTCTTCGCATACTTACATGTAGATGTTAAATCCCATATTTGTACGAAGTCCTTGTCCTTTGCCTTTCTTACGCCTCTACCTATACTTTGTATAACCCTAACAAAACTTTTGCCGGGTTCAATAAGTACAAGATTGAAAATTCTAGGAATGTTAAGACCAACAGCCGCTACACCATATGTAGCAATAATAACTTTGTTAGTACCTTCCTTAATCTCGTCGTATGTTTCTTTTCTGTCTTTAACCTTAACTGTGCCACTAACAAATGTGCTACCAGGAATAAGCTCTGCTAACTGTTGTCCTGCACTAATTCTATCTACTAATATTAAAGTATTGCCTGACTGAGAAACTGTGTTTAATAATTTGCCTATATATTCTAATCTATTACTATCTGTTACTAGATATTTTAATTCTGATTGATAATCTCTGTGTTCAACAACATCGATTAACTGTACTACATTAACATGACATTCAGCAAGTACGCCTTTGTCTTGTAATTCTTTTGCAGTAATATGTCCAATAACTGGTCCAATACTTGCATGTATACTTTCAAACTCAAACTTTTCTTTTGGAATAGTTCCAGTAAGTCCCCAACGTATTGGAGCATTACGTAAGTTTTGTGTAAGTAATTTTTTTAATACTTCTGCTTTTGCTTGGTGTACTTCGTCAATAATAATTGTGCTTACACCTTCTAAAAATTCAGCAAGACTCAGCACAGCAGAACCATCTTTAGTTTTCTTATCTAAGATGTTTAAGCTCTGCCAAGTACAAATAGTATGAGTCTTGCCAAGTTGTTTCCTATCACCAAAGTATACACCGACGTCGAGTCCACAGTTTATATAATCCTCTTCCGTTTGTTCAACAAGAGATTTATTTGGCACAATTACAAGACTACGTCCGTAAGGCTCACTGATATGACTTAATGTTGCTGTGGTAATAGTTTTACCTGCACCAGTTGCAATCTGTTGCAAGCTCTGCGGATTATCAAGGAAGTTGTTGATGGCTTCAACTTGGTAATCACGTAGAATAATGTCTTCACCTTCTGCAGGGTGACCTTCGGGCCATTGGATGCCTTGATCCTTCCAGTAATCTTTTGTTACTGGGGTGAAGTTTAATTGAATAGGATGTCTTTGATCTACAATGTCTACTATTTCAACATTTTCTTTTTGTAATATTGAAACTACTGTGTCTAAATGATTAACATAACCTGTACCACCTATACCAAAAAATGCAACCTTGCCGTCCCAACGACCTAGTTTATATTGCGGCATATACCTTGCATATGGTACTTCAAACTTCAATGCATTTGATAATTTACGGCGTACATCTACATCTAAACCTTCTAGTTTAATGTTTACTTCGTCTTGTATTATTAATCTACAACTCATATTTTTTCTACTGTACTTCCTCTCCAAACTACATCGTTGTCGTAATGCATTACTAAATCAAGAGCACCTAAATAAGTTTCTATCTTAGGTGGTTGCCTTGATTCAGTTGTAATGCCTGTGATCGGCACCCAGTCAGATGTCAATAACGGTTTTGGAACTTTATTATTACTAATATACACTATTTTGGTATTTTTGTCAACCGGATTGTTTAAATTATTCTCTTTGATATAGCGATTAAACTCTACTGCATCAGGTTCTTTATTTTCTAATCTAAACATAACAGACATATTATCACTTGGTATGATTCCGTTAAATGCTCTATTAAATTCGTAAAGCTCGTCTCTTGCATACTTTTCATTTAGAACAATTACTAATGGAAAGCGAAATAATTCTAGTATAGTTTCTACTAAATTATGAATAGTAAATTCAGATGGCTTAACTAAGACGTGTGTTTGTTCTCGTTGAATTAATCGTTTAGTTAATGGCAGTAAAGATTTTAAAGTTTGTTCTAAGTCATTTTGATCAAAGTGAGATAGGCCTAGTAATTCTCTTCTATCATAAAACTTATATAAGTTATTAGGCGTTGGTTCTCCTAACGCTGACACAACGTAGTTAACACCGTTCTGATGTAAGTTCTTAAGATTAAAATTATATATACCAGGAATATAGTCATTCTTGTTTTGCATTATTTCTGTTATTTTCCTATGTTGGTTAAGTAATTGCTCTTCAATATCAAAGTGCGAATTTTTAAATTCTTCTATTATTTGATAGATAGCAGATTCAGTTAGTTGGAACGAATGTACCTTTTCAATTTTATCGTATCCAAGATGCACAACTTTGTTTTTTAGATTTTCTTTTTTAGCAATTAATTTTTTACTAAAAACAAATCGTACACCAATATAAGGTTCATCCTGCCCGTTGTCAATTACTTTGATCCATTTTGCTCGATCTAACTTTCTTAACGGAACCCTTAATGTTTTAATACACTCATTAAGATCTATATTATGTTCTACAAATTGTGATCGATATGTTCCTGTTAATTTTTCTTTAACGGCTTCATATTGACGATCTGTAAAACCAATACCTCTAAAAGTTTGTCTAGCAATACTACCTAGAAAATTAACATCTGGCGATTCAACATCGAACTTAGGACCTGTATGTAGTCCTATTAATAACTCTAAGCAATCTTCGCAAGTTTTCATGGGCATAGTTCTCCTCAACTAATACATATATTTTATAACAAAATGCTTGTAAAGTCAAGAAGATAATTGGTTTAATAAGTGATTTAACGGAATACCTTGTGCTATTTCATCTATAGTATGTTCAGTGTGTGCATACTCTTCAAGCCATTCTTGTCTTGCACCCATGTGTGGATTTTCAATATCTTCTAATGATGCATTAGCAACATTCCATGCTAAACTTGATGGTCCTACAAATGCAGGTACACCGTTTATAATACTGTGTATGCCTGGATTACTAGACCAACTTACTGTAGCCCATATGTTGTCAAACTTCATATCAAAGTCGTCATATGTGCCTGTAAGTTTACGTGGGTCTTGCCTTAATACGTTTTTAAATTCGTGTTCTATATAGGGCAATGGACATCTAGGATGAGGCCTAAATATTATAGGACGATTTGTATATTGTTGTATTTCTGTAATAGTCTTTTGAACCCATTGGCTCATTGGAGGCATGCCTGCCCATTGCAGACTCTTGTCGTGTTGCCCACAAATAAGAATATATTCGCCTTCAGTTCGCCAAGGTTTAAGTTCTAAGCCAAAGCGTTCAGCACGATTACTACCTCGAGTAGCGTTGCCAAAATAAGCATCTTTGTTAATGCCATTTAATCCAACCTTCCATGTTGTGCCTCTTTTTATGCCGCCTACTTCTAATACGATAACCGGTCTATCTAATAAACGATTCTGTTCCCATACCGTCTTGTTTTGTGCCATTCGTCCGTTCCATAGAACACTCCATATAACGGCAACGTCATAGTTTTCATAATGCGACATAACTCTATAGGGCTCATTATATATGACTGTATGGCCAGCGTCGGTCACACTTTTGGCAAATGCTTCAAAAATTGGCTTGCTATTTAGTGCGCCATAATCAGTGTAGAGACAAAAAATCATTGTTAAATACCTTATATAGTATTTAAGAGGATTAACGAATGACTGACATAACTGTGGTTACAACTTTTCACCAACCAGGACTAACATTATACGGACAAAGATTTTTAGATAGTTTTGCAGAAAAAGTTGATAGTAGAATTAAGTTACTGGTATATGCTGAGGACTGTAACCCTATAAATCCTAATCCAGAACAGATTACGATACTCAATGCAGAAGAAGCATTACCTAAACTAAATGCTTTTAAAGAGCGTTGGAAAGATGTACCTAAAGCAAACGGCATACCTCCAGAAGATATTAAAGCACGTAGACCGCGTGATCACCATAAAGCATTTAAGTGGGACGCTATACGCTTTGCTAACAAGACATATGCTGTGTATGACGCTTGTGAACGCTCTAAGGGCTGGTGTGTGTGGATGGATGCAGATACGTTTGTACACAGTAATTGGTCATACAATGAGTTTAAAGAATGCTTACCAGATAATCAATGGATCACATATGTTGGTCGAGGCAAAGGATCACAGACATGGCCAGAGTGCGGATTTTATGGAATGAATCTTAATCATCCTGTGTGTCACGAGTTCTTAAAAGAGTTTGAACGTGTATATGAACAAGCAGAAGAAGGTATATTTTTATTAGAAGAATGGCATGACAGTTTTGTGTTTGGTAATATTCTAAATAGATTTAAATCAGACTTTCCTAATGCATTTGATTACAGTGCAGAAATGTATCTTCGAGAAGCAAAAACAGGCGGTGGTGGACATCCGTTAATTAATACTATACTTGGTAAATGGATTGATCACATGAAAGGTGATCGTAAAAATACAGGAAAAAGTTTACCTAAAGATATTATGGTTAATAGAACTGAGTCCTATTGGACTAGGAGATAAACTGTCTCATATGACGCCAACAAGATCCGTTTGTTAATTCACTAAATTTCCAATGCATCATACTAATACGTTGTAACCAACGTTCCCTATCATATTCTAATGGCTTTTCAATATGTTTAAAGTCTGTATTTGATACTTCAGAACACTGACTATTTCTTGGGTCAGTTAAGAAACAATGATAGCCGTTTATAATAGGCCCAACAGCTGCACTACTATTGTGATTAACTACTGCCCATGCATTAAGCATATCTTGTTCGTAAGGTGTACCAATCTTTGATATTGATATCGACGGCTGACCTTTTAAGTTAGCATGTAGAGTTTTTAAATAATTCTTTGCAAATCGATCACCAGGGTGTGAACGTATAATAATATGTCTATCTGTATAACGTCTTATATTAGCAATAGTCTTTAGTGCCCACGTTTCTACATTTAGTCCGCCCATACTCCAGCCGCCATTTCGTTGTAACATTAATACAATATGGCCGCCTGTTAATTTATATGGTTCTAATTTTATTCCTGTATCTTGAGATATTTGTGTCCACCGTGTAGGATCTATTTCGCTATCACAATATTCTCCTGTACTAGGAAATACGCCGTTAAAACTGTAACGTAAATATCCATGTGGGTTTGTTTTATCGTGATACAAAAATAAATTAGCATCTGCTGTAGCAGAATGTTTGCCAGTAAGTTTTTGTGTTTTTATAATTGTTTTACGTAGACGCAAATGCTCAGTAGTAGTTTTGTCATAGACCCAACCTTGAATCATACCAACGTCACAATCTATTAAGTTATTTTGATCATGCAAAATACCAATGTCGCCAGCGGCATTAACACCGTTAACAAATTGTCTTAACAATTCAGGTTTTTGCAGGTTTCTGTTTCCAGCAGGAACAGTTTTCAAATAACTTACAACTTTCATGAATTAAGTAACTTCCAGGCAGTGCCTGTTCTTAATTCTTGTGCTGTAAATTGACAGTATGATAAATGTGCCGCATACCTTATAACATCTTCTTTTTCAGGTACTTCTGGTCTTACAACATCACGTAAGTTATTACTACATAGTACTGAAGCTGCATTTGGTGCTAGTGCAATAGCAGGTATGCTATGTAGTACAGCTTCTGTTGCTGCAATACTGTTATACGTTACAAGGCATGACGCTGTATCAAGTGCGTCCCATATTGTATCTGTAGTAACACGTATACGTCTGTCTGGTTTCTTTCTAATTTCAATTGGTGCATTAGTTAAAGTTTTAATTGTGTCAACAGTATTCTTTAACCACTCGTCTAAGTTTTCTCCGTAAAACTTCATTACCTTTTCGCTTGGCGGACAAATTAAAATCTTCTTATTATTTTTTCTAGGCTTACGCCATTTCCAATTAAGTTTGCCAAGTCGATCTAAATCTCGATCAACAATAGGACCTAAGTTTTGTAGATTATTTCTTGTGACTCTGTGGTAGTCTTTACGTGATCCCGGTTGTAAATAACCTGTATCAATTGCATAATAATCCACTTTATTTTCTATACAATACTTTAATGCTTTCTGACTTCCACCACCTAGACCCCTTATAACTAAGGTGTTTTTAGTGCCTTCTTGCAAGTTGAACTCGCTAATGTTACCGCCACACCCTATAATGAAATCTTGCAAATAAGGATCATATTCTAATCCTTTCTTGTCAAGATCAAAGTCGTCTGCGCCGGGTGCGATAGCCGCTACTTTTACTCCCATTCTTTTCTCCGTTATATGTTTAATTGTTTCTTTTGATTTGTAAATTGCTTCTGTTGGGTCTATAAGATTTTGTAAATAGGCATTTAGTAATGTTTTAGTTTCTTTAGGCAATGTTAATTCGTCTATCTCAACTGTTCTATTTTTTAAGTCTTTTACTTCTTGAGTAAGTTCTTTAACTCTATCTTCGTACATAGCCGCTTGTGCTTCATACCATTCTTTACTAAATGGACAATTACGATATTGATCAAACCAAGGACCGCCTTCAGTGTAATGTAATGCTTTTGGTTGTCCGTCACGTACAGGCTTATACCAACCAACTAACCAATTCCATTCGTGACTAATCTTTCCTATTTTGTCATCAGTAAGCCAACTAAATCTATGCATATACTTGCCGTCTATAGTAGGATCGTTAACTAACTCTTTGTCAACAACTTTATTATCAGGATGACCGCAATTCCATAATACAGCACTTGACCAGTTTTTACGTGGATAGTTAAGTTGTTTTTGTCCGTCCATCTTTTCTCCTTCTTTAGGAGTATAGTCGTGATGAACACACATAACAGCATAATTATCATTAACCTGATCAAACAATTCTTTAATGTCTGTCAAGAATAAAAAGTCACAGTCAATAAACAATGCCCAGCCTCTGTGACCCATTAAGTCTGGAACTAAGAATCTAGTAAATGTAAATTCTGTACTAGCCAGTGCATCTTCTTCTCGCCAATACATATTATCTCTTACAAGATTATGTCTTTTTAACGGCACAATTTTAACTGGTACTGTTGCATGTTTTAGTATGCTTGCCTTACAAACCTCAAAAGCAATGGGCTCTCTAGAGTCCCAGCCTACATAAACTTTTAACGGTTTTTGTTTTTTTATTTTATCTTCGCTCAATGTCTTCCTCCACGCATTCAGTACCATACTGTATTTCAACTAGTGTTAACGGTTCTGTTGTTTCATTTGCTAACTGATGCCACATGCCTTGCGGTATATGTAAGCTCTCATGTGTTCTATATGTTCCATATAAATCTACATCAGTTGATGTATCTAAAGTGTAAACGGTTGCTGTACCTGTACTAACAAACCAATGTTCACTCCTGTGTTGATGCCGTTGCATAGATAATTTTTGTCCTGGATCAACTGTTAATTCTTTTACTTTTACTTCTTTTCCATTTTCATGTAACACTCTATAGTACCCCCAATTCCTATCTGTTTTAGGTTGTTTCCATTCGTCTAATATCCAACTACTACTATTTTGCTTGTCAGTGCCACCGACACCAAATACAAAATCTACATAAGGCATGTCGCCGTATGTTTTCATTTCTGGGATATTATCGTTAGTTCTATCTCCGCCGTTAGCAAAGATTACTTTAGTTCCACTACCGTGTGTACTTAACGTGTGGAAGATTGCATGACAAGCAGTATCGTCGCTGTCATTAAATCCAATTACTTTATCAACAATGGATAGTTCTTTGATGATAGAAATGCGTTCTTCGAAAGACATAAAAGGTCTGCCTTTCTTTCGAGTTAACCATTCGTCTGAGTTAACTCCTACAATTAGTTTTGTTCCTAATTTTTTTGCTTCTTTAAAATAAGCAATATGTCCGGAGTGAAGCGGATCAAAGCCGCCTGTTACTAATACGATGCGTTCCATGCTAGTATTTAGTGCGTACTTAATGGCAGGAACTATATTATGGTGTTATTCCCAACCAAATACGTAATCCTTTCTTACATTGGTAAGCTCAATGGCACCGTGGTCTTTTAAGAATTTACCTGCACAATAATTTGTATCTGGGTGTTGCTCACAAACTACAATTGGCTTATATTTTAATAAAGTGTCTATTGCACCTTTAAGTATTTCAAGTTCATAACGCTCACAGTCAATCTTAACTAGCCCGAACTTTGGTAAATCAATATCGTCTAGACGTCGAACATTAATAGATCCTTCTCCTTCGATAACATGACTAGCACCAGTATTATGACTGTCATACTTCATATCAATAGTTGAATTTTTATTACCTAATGCACACTTATGTATTTCAACATTTAATCCTTCTGTGTTTTTTTCTAAACAAGAATATACTTGTTCTAAAGGTTCAAATGCAATAACTTTATTAAATTTTCTAGTTAAGGGTTTAGCCCAAAGACCAACGTTTGCTCCAATATCTAAACACACATTAAAGTCAGTAACATGTTGATAAGCTGCTTCTCTTACATCATCTTGATATTCAGGAGGGCCACCTCGACGAACTCTTTTCTTAATCAGTCTTTCAAAATGGTCGTCAGTTGACGGCATCCAGTATTCAAATACTTGCTTCATAACTTTTCCATTATTACAATATATTTTACAACATTAATAGGTGGACCTTTTTTTGGTTGTGCAACATGATCCATTATGTCTTCGTGTATAATTTTCCAATCAGATATTGCTTGTATCTTACGTTTCCACCATTTAGGTTTTTCAATAATTAGATGTGCATTACGTCCGTCGCTTAATGTTTTCTTTGCAGGATGACATGCTATTAAATGATATTGATATCTAGTAGAACGCTTACATAGGTCTTGTAATGTTTCGTCAATTAGATGTTCTTCAACATGCTCTAGCACATCACTACTATAAGTTAATTCAACTTCTTCAGGTAAAGGATTTGGAAATGTTGCAGGATCAAATGTATGTAAAAGAACATTAGGATATTGATTTCTAATGTATTCGCTAGTGCCGCCTTTACCGGCACCAAAGTCTAGAAAACTTTTTATATTTTTTTCTTCAATTAACTTATTAACTACTAAAGGTATTCCTTTAGTTACTCCAAAAGTTTTTTTATTGTGTAGTATTTTTAGTTCTTCAACATATTCATTAGAATGTGCCATTCAATCTCCATTTCATTATATAACACCTATTAGTGCATTTTTAGATCCTACGTTTGCTAGTTTTCTATATTTGAGATCTCTAAGCAGTTCCATAACAATATTTTTTCTATAACCAAATCTTTCAGCGTGGCCTTTTTGTTCGTATAGTATAACAGGTTTAAATTTTTCAATTGTTTTTATTCCGCCCTTAACAACTAAAGGCTCGTATCCTTCAACATCCATTTTAATAAAGTCCACATTTCCAAAATTGTAACTGTCTAATGTTTTTATTTTAATAGAACCTTTTGTATCTTTATCAACATGTGTTCTAAATGTGCTTAGAGGGTCAAAGTCTATTGCTACTTCTTTTTCTTTATCACCTAAACCGCAATTATATATATTAACATTTCGAATATCAAACTTTTGCATATTTTGTTTGAAACATTTGTTCAGTTCAGGAACTATTTCAAAAGAAGATACTTGTTCAAAATATGGCGACATGTTGTAAGACATAAGTCCATAATTTGCACCAATGTCAATTCCGTGACGCATGTTTTCACAAAAACTTAATGCTATATCAAGTTGTTCTTTTTGATATTGTAGTACGTTTTCGGTTCCTTGAGCTCGGATTGCTCTTTTTAAGGTTCTGTCACCTTTTAGAACAGTCCAATTTTGGAATTCGTCGAACATTAAGATCTCCTAGTGTATTATGTATATTTACCAACCAGGATTATGTAAGAGAATATTAAAGGCTTGCGTCTTCCATGCCTGCTACACGTAGTTTAACAACATTAGTAATCTGCCATTGTTTTTGATCAAGTCCTTTAAGTAAACCTAACCATTTGTTACGCATAAGTGCAAACTCATTAATAATTTTTTCGTAGTCAACAACGTCTGCCTCACCGTCTACGTATTTTTCAACGTCACGGCTAGACAGAGCTCGTTGATAATTTTCAAGATATTTTTTGAAAAAAGAACTACGCAATCTGCGTAGTTCAATATTAAGATAGTTTAGTATGGCTTCAATTTCTTGAAGTTGGTTAAAACGATGTTCAACAATACCTGGCATTTCTGATGCTGCTTTTTCAACGTTGCCATATAACTTAACTTCAGTTTTGGCCTCGTTTAATTCTTTTTCAAAAAACGCTACAGCGTCAGGAATCTTGTTAATGTCTCTTGATACTTCGCTATACCAACCCATACTAACCCCAGTCTTCTTCTTCGTCTAGGATGTCTGACTCTTCTATATCGAGATAGTAGTTAATTGCTGTGTCTAGTTCAGAATCCGTACCCATTGCTTGAGCTAAAGTATCGTCACCAACACCATAGTCTGCTAATAAATCAACAAACCTTTCTGCTGCTTGATCAACACTTTTCTTGTCAAGGTACTCTTTGAACACTGTCCAAACTTCTGCAATTACTGCTTCGTCATCAAATCCGTGGCTCATATTTACTCCTCAGTTAATACTTCTTCTGGTAGATCTACATCTTCCTCTTTCGAGGTATTTACCACAGAAGCTTCTTGAGTGATGTGATCAGACATAACTTTGTCTAATAAATCGCCATTCCAATTTTTACGATATTCGAGAATCTCTTCTCCATCCATAGTAACATATTTTAATCTGTTACCTTGCTTTTCGATAACACCTTTTGCTTCAAAAAGTTCAACAACGCCACTATAAGGATTCATACCTGTTTCGTATGGAATCTTAACTTGTACGCCTTCGAACGGTTTTGCATAACGTGTTTTCATTACTTTACAGCCAGCACGGATACCCATAACTTGACTGATCTTGTTACCATCTGCATCTTCTTTGAGCTTTAACTTCTTCATTGCTACAACAATACTAGAAGCGTATATAAAGCCCTGTCCGCCACTTATTTTATCATCTGGATCAAACATATCCTGCGATGCATAAGTGTGATTAGTACAAACTAAACCTACGTTATGTGCGCCGATCATGTTAACAGTATTTCTAACAAGTGCTGTTAGTGCTTTAGGCTTACGACCCATATCACCTTTCATGTCACCCTTGTTAAACTGATCAACATCGGTTGGTGTTAGTAGCATACCTAGTGAGTCAATTACAAACAATACTTTAGGACGATCGTCCTCATCCATTGCTTTGTAGTCTATCATAAATGTTGAAATAGTTTTTGCAACATCGTCGATCATACTCATACTTAATTTAAGTAATTTCGACTCATCACAATCAACACCTAGTGCTTCTAACCATGCTTGGTCAAGTGCATTTTCTGAGTCAATTAAAACTACATAAATGCCTTGTTCTTGTGCGTGTCTTACAATATTACCTGCCGCAAAATAACTTTTACCTGCGCCAGACTCTCCTGCAAACACTGTTACCTTACCTAGCGGAACACCTTTATTAAAGTCGCCACTAATAAGATAGTTTAGTGCATATGAGCCAGTGCTTACCCAATCTGTTGGATCGTTAAAGCCGCTACTCATACCTTGAATAGACTTAGTTAAGTCTTTTCTAAATTTACTTACGTCAAATGATTTAGCCATTGTATCTCCTATATTAAAGTTTGCTTCTATTAGCGTTTGGAACGTTGACAGGTAAACCGTGAATCTCTGTTCTCGAGTTTGCTAATAGAAGCATGTTTGCTAGCCGTTGTTTTGTCTATTACGGATCATTGCAAGTATATCACTTGCATCACCGCCACCTGCTGCAGCCGCTGGTGCTGTTGCTGGTGCTGGCTCTGGAGTTGCTTCTGCTACTGGAGCAGCCGCAGGCGCCGGAGCACTTTGACTAGTTGCTGTTGCTTCTGGAGAAGCCGCCTTTGTAGGATCACCTGTACGTGCAGCCATTCCGCTTGGACGGAAATAGTTGCTCCAACGATCAGGATCATATGCTTCACCATCTACTGATGCTTCAAACATTTCTTTAATTACCTTAACAGCCACTTCATCTGGCTTTTTAGGAAGGAAGTCTGAAAAGTTAAACAGACCATTAGTGTTAATGGCATTCATTTCAACATCTGTCAATGGACGATCTCTACGTGCCCAATTACTTGTGCTGTAGTCTGCGTATCCACCTTTAGATGTTTTGTTAAGACGGAAGTCTACACCAGCAGTATAATCTGTTGGTAATTCTTCCATATCAGGATCCATTAGTGCCGCTTTAATAATTTGGAAAATCTGTGGTCCAATAATAAAACGTCTAATAGGGTTTTCTGGCGTACTGTCGTCTGCCAATGGATTGTCTGTTACAAATCCTTGGAATACGTATGAACGCTTCTTCCAATACTTACGACCCATGTCTTCTAAACTTGCGTCTTTAAACCAAGGACGTACCTCAGTTAGTACTGGACAGCTTTCACCGTACATTTCCATACATGGTACTTGTACCTGTACTGGACGTGAGTCAGTCTCACCTTTAATACCCGCGAATGGAAGTTTAATCATCAAACGCTCTTTCCAGAAGAAAGTGTTTGACTCATCTCCATCAGGAAGGAAACGTAGAGTTGCACTCTCGCCTTCTTTGATATTCCAAAATGGGTAAATTGCGTTGTCGCCGCCGCCGCTTTGCGAACCACTTGAACGTGATTCTTGTTCTTTCAGTTTTGCTCTGATTTCTGCTAGTGATGCCATAATTTAATGCCTCCTATATGCCTTATATGGTTTTATGTGCCTAGTTAAAGTGTAACACATGTAGTACATGTTACACTCTTTTATTTATAAAGTCAAGTATTTTTTTGACTTTATTTTGAATCTTTTACGATTCAAATTCTTTGCCTAAAGTCCTGCTAAGTCTCTAATTCTGCTTAGTTCAGGTGATTGTATTTCGTCTTCTTGTTCTTTGTAGCCCATTACTTCTGCTACTTTATTATTAATTGCTTCAATAAATTGTTTTGCAGGTGTAATGTAGTTTTCACCGTAATCTTTTTCTACCATTGTTAATACTGCTGTTTCGCCTTTTGGAAACTGTCCAGTTTCTCTATCAAAGTAACTTAGTATGAACTCGCCTAATGGTGTCTTTTGTTCTTCTTTTTCTAACTTGATCTTTTCGCCATCTGGACCATCAATTTCATCGCCCTTTTTCTTGCCACTGTCTTTTGCTTTCTTCACAGCGTGTGCGTATGCATTACCTTCGTCCATATTATCGATCATTTGTTCAATAACACCTTGGATAATATCATCTCTATCGTCATCAGCATGTAAGCCGTGTTCCATACCGTACTCGGTAATTTCTTGATCAAGTTCTTGATCGCTTATGCCCATTGCTGTTGCTAGTGCTGGTTCACCACCTTTTTCATATGCTGTCATAAACTCGTCTGCCATCATATCTTGCTTGCTTGGCTCTGACTGTGGGTCAAAACTTTCATCTGCAACATGTACTGATACCATATCGTCACCGTTGTTAAGTCCGCCTTTTTTAACTTTTACGTGTTCTTTGCCGTACTTTGCTACAGCTTCTTCTGGTGACATACTAGTTTGCTTCCA